CTTCATCACTTGGTCTGAACGAGTGGTATGTATCAACTACATCTAGACCAAAATTAACTATAAAATCGGTACCCATTGATTTCTTAAACACCAAAACATATGTTGCGGGTATATTTGAATGGCAAGAATTACCGGTGAGTTTCCTTGATCCAATAGTAAGTTTCGGTCTTGATGTACTTTCCACATACCACTCGTTAATTCCAAGTGATGAAGGAAATCTTAAGATCCATCGGTTCTCCCTTTTCGGTTCGTAAGGGATCGGCATTTTCATTAACAAATCAGCCATATCTTATTTTTTTTGTTTTGTTTTATTTTTATTATAAATAGTGTGTTTTGAAAAATTTTCTATTTACTTCAAATTTTTTTCACATTATATCTTAACTAGTTCCAGTTATTATTCAAATTTAGTTTTTTTTCCTCCTCCTGTATGATAAATATCTAATCCAGATTCATCATCAAAATGTTTCTTCATTGCTTGGACGTTTCTTAAATCGTCATCTGAAAAACCAATATAAGGTATAAAGTAATTACTTATTTTATTTTTCATAAAGGCTTTTTCTTGTAATTTTCTTGATAAGTCTTGAACATACGACATAAACTCTCTCATTGCGTTTACTTTAAGAGCTTCAGGATTTGCAGCAGAACCTTCACCAAAACTAACAGGATGATACTTGTTCATGTCTAAGTAAGCTCTAACTAATTCATCATCCGATAATTCATCCTCATCCGCTAAATCTCTATATTTTTTTAGATTTTTAACAAGTTCTTTTTCACTTAACCCGTGTTTGTTTTTCTTAATTAAATTGTAAATTGCATTTTTAAGAACCGAGGGGGTATGACCTCTTGCTGTAATGATTGCAAAAACCGACCCGTTATTTACAGCCTCTACAAAATCACTCCATGCAGGACCCGTTTCAGCCCTCATAGCGTCCTTTATAAATGCACTGTCCCCCGGCACCCTGAAATCCATAAATGCATCTTCATCAAATCCAACTATCGTGTGTCCTTCATACTCAAAAGGTTCTTTACCAATTTCAGTTCTATATTCGGCAAAGTCTTCAGTGGACATACCAACCGTTTTACCATCCTCATCTTTAAGATATATTTTAGTTGGCATGTACATTAAATTATCATCCCAATCAAAAGCATAGTACTTCATTGTTGGTTTCATTTGATCGTGAATAATCTCTGAAATAATTTCTTTAACAACTTTTTTATAATTCATAACAATAAATATCAACTAAAATAAAAAAAGGGGAACTATTGTCCCCCTTCTTATTTTTATTAACCACATTATATATTCTCAAACGAAGCTCCTGTTGGAGTGATGTAGAATGTAATGTCGATGAATTCAAGAGATCTTGTAGGTTTAATATAGATCTTACCAGTCATTTGGTTTCTATCTAAATCTTCAGGATCTGAAGAAACCGTAACACGGAAGTCATATAAACCACGGTCTCTTCTAATCGCATCTAAGATTGGATTAACCGCATTTAAGAAGTCTTGTCTTACTTGTGCGTCGTTTTGTTCGAACAACAATCTTACAGATACTGCTGAAATCAACTTACGAGCTTGTAACAACAATCTTCTAACGTTGATTCTGTCAAGAGCCGATTCTCTTACTTGTAAAGTTTTGTTACCCCAAATTACTGTACCTACGTCAGAGAAGGTTGCGATTGGGTTAATTCTACCTACGTAAAGGATGTCTCTATCTTCTTGTGTCAACTTCTTACGAGCCTTAACACAGTTAACAATACCACGAGTATAACCTGCCGCCGCAAACCAAGGGAATGCTATATTATCTGTCAATGCTAAGTTTCTTGTTACCTCAGCTGTCGGTGGGATGTAGATTTGTGTGTTATTTACACTATCTCTTGTTAATACCCACGGATAGTAAGTGGCTGTGTAGTTAGAGTCAATTCCTGTATTATCTAAGTTATCAACCGCTTCAGTTGGGTAGATAAATAAATCAAGACCTGTAGTTGTAGGACTATAAAGGTCATAGTCAGGGGTTGTACAGATGTATAATGAATCTGCTCTGTTGAACTCAATCATCTCAACCGCCGCTTCAACAAGATTACTGTTATTTACATAGTCAATACCTGGTGTAACAAACACGTTGATGTTAACCGCTTCAGGGTTAGAGAATGTTTGTTGACCTAACAAGTAAGCGTAATAGTCAGTATTTGCAAAGTTTTGAGTACCATCACCAAGAGATATCTCTTTGAATGCTCCCCATCCTGTTGCGTTAGGGTATCTAGTTGAAGGACAAGCCCCTCTTAAGAATCCGGCTCTACCAATTTGGAATTGGTCCGTATTAGTTCTGTATTCTCTGTAGATATCCCATCCGTCAAATCCGCCTTGTACTAAGAATGTAAACTTACGTGCGAACAATCTGTAGTATGCGTTTGTTGGAAGTTCAGGTTCTGTAATGAATGGTGAATTACCACAGATAAATCTTGGGTCACCACTTGTTGAGAACTCAGGTCCAATTGTGATACCACTAGCATTTACGTCCATGTGGAAACCAGCTGATCTGTAATTGAATGGTAAACCATCGATATCACAAGAATTGATTGGGTTTCTCTTACCAACATATTCGAAGTAAGCAGGGTCCCAACCTAAACTATTAGATATACCTAAATAAGTTCTTCTAACATTATCTCCTGAACTAACTAAAGCATCATTATTTCCTGAAGATAACCCAAATGGTGGATCGTAAATTACTTCACCAGGGAAGTCATATTTTCCTTTAATGATAGGGAATGGTGAGTTAGCACCTGCATAATTTCTAAAGTTGAATCCGTTGAATCCGCAAGGTAGAGCATCAATTGGTGCGTCCTCATTCATCTCAACCATAACGTATTTAGAATTCAATATGTATTCTCCATCAAGTGTACCAATTTTGTTGGCAATGAAGTTATTTTGTCCTGGATCCATTGTACAATTAGTAAATTTCTCAATAACCACAGGATTCGCATCGGTATCAAAATAATCACGAATTAACACATCAAAAGTTAAGTTTGAGTATGTTTGATTGACAATTGAAACTTTAACTAAAGTATTTGCGGCATCACCATCAGAAATAGTATAGAATCTAAATAAGTCATAAACTTTATTACCTCTTAATTCAGAAACAACCCAAGGAGAGTTAGGTGTTTGATATCTATCCAAATACCAACCAATTGAGTTAGGATCACCACTTTGTGCAGAATCTAATTCAATAAAGTTAGGGTTAAGACCTCTAACATATCCTTTTCTCCATGAATAATTTAACCATGATTGGAAAACTTCCTCATTGAATAGAGGAACTTCAATTCTTGGTTTTTGGAAATTGGTAATACCAAATACTTTAGAAATGTATTCAGGGTCATTTTGAGTTAAAGATGTTTCAAAGAAGAAGTTTTGTCCAAACTTATCAATACAATTCACACCAAAAGTCAAGTAAGGATTTTTAAGAACACCAGCATATTGACCTGTCATATCTAAACTAGCGTCTGTTGTTGCCGTTACAGAATATGCTGGGTTGTTGTCTGTTGTGTATGTTGAAATACCTCTTGATCTTAATGTTGCAACAACTACGTTATCATAATCCACGTATGATGTTCCTGTATAATAATAAATTTTACCAACAACAGTACCCGTATAACAATCTATATTAACAGGTGTAGGTGTAGGAGTTGGTGAAATGAATGGTGAAGGAGTAATACACGGATTTATAAATGACGGTGTTGGTGTTGGCGAAGACGAAGCTCCTGGTGTAGGTGTAGGTGTTGGGTAATATGCCGTAAGTCCTGAAACAAACGTATAGAACGAAAACCCTGAATAATTTGTATTACCGTTGTTTGTAAACAATGCATAATACCAAGGATCATTAAGTGAAGATGATAAGTTTGTATCATCTAATGAAACTGATGGTACGTTGAAAACATTAGTTTCTGCGGTCCAACCAGCACCACTTAAAATATTATAGTCGTCTGTGTCAATAGAACCAAAATATGAAATCAATTCATCCTCAGCAGTGTATGGTGTTGCGTCAGTTATGACATTATAAATCAATGTTTTAATTTCATCGTCAAGTGTTGAAGTAGACCCATTAAACTGTTCAAACTGAGTTGTTAAAATGTCCTCGATTTCTGAAGGAAATAAAGTTTCAAACATTATTGTATCAATACTGTTTGTACATCCTGTAAAATCTACTGTGAATGTTAATACTTTAGGAGTTACACAAGTTGTAACACATGTAGTATAATCAGTTACAGAACTCAAACAATATTGACCAATTGTTGTTGGGTTTACGTTTGCGACTGTGGTGATAGACCAAGATGGTCCTGCATCATATCCTGATAATCCTAAGATTCTTGTTACAAATAATTGATTTGATTGTTGTAAGTATGCTTTAGCTATGTATGAAGCCTCATACTTTGGGATTTGTGTGTTAACAAATTTTTCAGGTGAAGTCCCACCAAATACTGTTTGGAATTCATCAAAATTTGTGATGAAGATTGGTTCAAAGGCTGGACCAATTAAAGTCTCACCAACGATACCTAAAGTCGTCACCCCAACACTCTGTGCCACAAAGCTAAGATCTACTTCTGAGGTGTATACACCCGGTGAAACAAAAACTTTACTGTTAGTTGCCATATTAGAAATGTCTTTTTATTTATTTATTTTTCCTATAAATACTTCTGAAAATAGGAAAAACTTTACATTATACAAAGTATTTATATTTTGGTAAGATTTTATTCTACCTTTATTCTGCCCCTATGTCTAAAGATAATAAGAAGATAAAAAACCTTAAGATTGACATCGAAGTTCACGAAGTCTTAAAAAAATATTGCGACAAACGTGGAATTAAAATGTATAGGTTTTTAGAAAATTTAATATTAGAAAAGTGTAAAGAAAAAAAAGATATATACGGTGAAAATTAAACAAGGAATTGTGTAAATGTAATTATACCATCATTTAAATTGTTTTGTTTAACAACATCTATTCTTAACAAATCGTTAGTGTTGATCTGAATCTTATTAACGTCATCTCCGAAATAATTTTCGTTTATATAAACAGAATAAGATGAAATGTTATCTGTGTTGTCAAATAATAAATCACAAGTATATTCAAAAAAATGTTCTTTAGATACGACCCCTTCAGTATATATTAAAGATATAACTTCGTTTTCTATTGGTTGTTGTTTTTTTCTTGGTCTCTTGACTGGTCTTTGATCAATTTCATACATTTGAAAAGTTCTTGACAAAGCAGGGTAGACTTCAAATTCCTCTTCGTCGATTAAAAATCCTAACATTGTAAAATCATATTTTTGTATATAATATTTTCTTTTTTCTAAATCTAAAACTGATTCATCACTCATTGCGTCGTTTATAATTGGAATGTAATGACCTTTTATATTTTGATATGCCTGTCTTGATGCGAAAGTTGTTAAAACTTTTTTATTCATAGTATTCAGCTCCCTCATTCTGTTACAAACAATTATTACTGTATATTTGAAATCAGCAGGAACTGGTTGTGGAATTTTATATATATCAGCACCTTTTCTATTACCATCCCAAGTAGGTACTTCCATATAATAATACATTCTTCTGTTAGGTATATTGTACATTACAGAAGGATTATTACCATATTTAACTTCAGGATTTCTAATTACCGTTATAAATGGGGGTTCAATATTTTTATCTATATTTTGAAAATCCCAAGTCTCAACAAATTGAGACCAGTTTTGAGTTGTTATCAATACATCAACAACAGGAATTGTTTTTCCTTCGGATGTAATTTTTAATGTTTCTTTAACAAAATCCAAAAACCCACCATCCAAATCTGCATGCAACAAAGACTTAGGAAGGTAAGTTCCGTCCTTAGTTATCATATCCTTCAACTCTTCCCTACGTGGTAATAGAGTTTTTGGGTATGTTAATGGTATTGATGGTTTAACAGGTTGTTTTTTTGGTAATGCCATTATAATCCTCTAAATTCATTCGGTCCAACAGGGGACGCAATTATTGTTCTATAGAAAGGTTTAAATCCTTTATACGTATGTTTAATATCTGAAACTACACGACCGTCATTAACCACGGTGTAGTATCTTACAAAATTTTCACTATCATAATACCCAACATAATCACCAAAAGAAATCTCTATATCTAAATCATTTAAAGTTTTTAAATATACAGACATGGTAATATTTCCAGGTTCAAACTGATCCATACGAGAGGATCCTATCATTTTATTTTCAGGCGCCGCAATCGCAACATACGCATTAAACTCAACAGGTGGTAAAAACTTAATTCCATCCTCAACTACTTCACCATATACGTCGTCTGTTTTGATTTTGTTTTTATCTACTCTATAAAGCACACAAGTAAAATTCATATCACCAATTAACCACTCTTGACCCATACCAATTTCTAATTGGAAATCTTGATCCCCAAAAAATTTACCTAATCTAGAAATGGGTACACTACTTTTCATTTTTCTTGTTTTATTGATAAATATCTTTTTTATTGGTATTTTTTAAAAAAAGAAATTTTGGAGTCTAAAACACTTATTGAACATAAAGCCTTAGAACTGCTTGATAGTTACAGTGGCGCGAATAACTATATACTTTATTTGAAGAACAAAAAAGATGTTTCACAAAAATTTTACCCAACAAGGAGTCAGGCTGAATATATAACAACACATTACAACACCTCACCTAAAGTCGCTCGTAAGTGGGTTGATTTGGATTCATATTTCGCAAAAAAGTTTGCCGAAGAACGATACCTATTACAAGTTCCTGAAAAAATTTTTATTGAAAAACTTTTGGTTGAAAAAGAAAAATCATATCACGTTTGGGGTAAGTTTTTTGAATCTGATAAATTAAGTGAGTTTTGGGTACCAAAATCCGCACTAATAAAAACACATAATGTACAACAGGTTAATATTGAATATTCGAAATATTCTCATCGCCCTCCGTTATCTCATCAAAAAATTGCGATAGAAAAATTAGCGGGTTCTAAAAGATTTATTCTTGCTGACGACATGGGGTTAGGGAAAACAACTTCAACTATTATTGCCGCCTTAGAGACAGAAGCAAAAAAAGTTTTAATTGTTTGTCCCGCATCTTTAAAAATTAACTGGCAACGAGAAATTGCAAATTATTCAGATAAAACCGTTTTCATTGCAGAAGGTAAAAAGTTTTCAACCGAATCTGATTTTGTTATTGTAAATTATGATATTCTTAAAAATTTCCATGATTCAGATCCAAAAAAGAAAGAGGATTCTTTATTATTAAAAAGTGGATTTGATTTAGTAATTCTTGACGAAG